CTTCTTTCAATAATCCCAACTAAATAACGCTGACCCTCTAAATGCCGTAACTCTGCATCACTCATATTAGGCCCACTTACAACTTCGATTGTAATTGAACGTAAATATTTTAATACTTCTTTACCACTAGGAGTATTAAATGTTGCTAAACAGAGTTTTGAAATTTTATCGTCATTTGCCTTACTGCGTGGAAAGTTATCCAGACTCAAGTGTTTCGGCACTAGACATTCCTCCTTGTTGCGCTTGCATTTGTTGTTGAAGCGCTTGAACAATTTGCTTTCTTTCCATTTCATCTCTTACAAGATTGTCTGGCACTCCAAACTTCTTAGCAAGATAGACTGCAACTTCTTCGCTGTCAATAAGTATGTTTAATATCTCAGGCCCAAAAGAACCAGCTACCAACTGTAGGAATCTTGATACTGTGCCTATATCTTGATTTGATTGTGCTTGTGCTAGAGGAGATACACTTCGCACTTTTATTTCTCTACCATTGATAACTGGTATTTCTATTCTGCCTTGTTTCTTCAAAAGATATACAACTCTTTGCAAAATAGGTGTAACCATTTCTGCTTGTAATCTTCCAAAGGCAGAACCAATACGTCTTGATAAATCTGCCATACGTTCTGCAACTTCTGTTGCTGATGCAGGTGTTTTATTAGGGTCGCCTAACATATCATTGTAGAGCGCGCGCTTTATGTTTAATCGCATATCATTTAATACAAGATTTGCTACATCAAAACTTCCTGCATTTGGTACTGGTGTTAGACCTTGACTACCTACTGCTTTTGGTATGATAGTGCCAGGCACTAAATTAATTGTATCTGGGTTTACTACTCCATCATCATCTAATTGATATACACCAGATATTGCCATTTGCGCATTTTCTAATACCAGTTCTATTGTTAGGTTTGTAGTTTTAATTGCTGATAAAGCGTTAACTAATGGGCCTCTACCATAGATTTCTCCACTTGCTTTACTCCATCTATAACAGATATATGGACTTGAACCTGCACCTGTAAATAATTCATGTAATATTACAGTACGTTCATTAACATCTATAACAAAATAATCATGCTGTTCTTCATTTATTTTATCATAGTTTCTACAAACAACTTCAAGTATTTTTACTTCTTTGTTTGGGTCATTCGCCATAGCCGTAACTTGGCTTGGGCTATATTCACCATTCGGATATGCGATACGAAGCTGTGAATACTTAAGAGTGCGCTCTCTATAAACATGGTCAATCTTATCATCATGTCCAGTAGTAAGATACACAGATGGTAAAGGGATTGCATTAAAGCGTATTGGATTGATTGCATCGCCTTCTTCAACAAGCATAACACCTGTACCAACTGCCAAGTCCATAAAACTTTCATGCACTTCTTGACCAAAGTTAGAATTTTGTATGACTTCAAAAACATAATCAGTTACTTCATCTAGCTCGTTGTTTACTCTATCTTGTTCTTCTTTTGGTACTTCTGAACCTGCTATAAAGTCAGCCCATCTAGCAAAGTTAGGAACTAACCCAGACTGTAATCTTGATGCAAACTCTTGCACTCCAACAACTGCTGTTTCATCAAATATTTTGTCATCACGTCTTTGGCCTGCTGTTTCATAATAGAAACTTTGCCTTGCTGGTAACGCATACTCATAACAATCATCAAACAAAGGTTCAAACAAAACACGCTGTTGTTTTGCTTTCTCAAACATTTCAAGCATCATTTGCGCTGTTTTATGCATTAGCTTAATGTCTGGTCATAATATCCTAGACCACCTTTACTTCCTGTAAATAGCGACCTTTGCCCTGCGCCACCTCGTCTACGTTTTGCTATTTCTGCTTGTACACGCTTTTGCATATTTTCTTCACGCTTTTCAAACTCTGTTTGCTTTACATTTTCTCTTTCTATTTCAGCTTCTTTTTCAACAGGTGCTGGTGCTGGCATTTTAGGTTTTGATACAATAGGAGGTACACACATATCTTAATCCTTTCTTTTTTTTTGCATTACATATTTTAAACTATATAACAACGCACAATTTATAATCTTGACCATAAACCCTCACGTCTACGTTTAGGTTTTCTAGTAAATACATCAAACTCTTTCTTTGCTTGAAAGGCTGAACTTGGCATATTTACATTACGCATAATTGCTCTACCCTCTCCTGCACCTAACATTAGATACTGTAATGCATCGTGAATATGAGAGTATTGATTTTTTTCTGGTCTTTCATCATAGCGTTCGCCACTTACTTGTAATCTTCTATATTGATAACCACCATCAAAACCTTTGATTAATGTTGCGCATCTTGGGTCTATTATAAATCCTGCAACACCATCTATCATGCGAGATAGTGGTGCATTTACAGATTCTAAACGTAATGATACATCATTACTATGCGTTGGCCTTGCATTTAATCCTGCACTACGCATAATTTGAAATGGTGTTGTTTCATCTGTCTGCGCTCTAAAATCTCCTGCAGGGTCGCCAAAGATTATGATTTCATTTGTATTATATCGTAAGGCTATTTCATGTCTTAGTATTTCTGTAAACTTAACAATACCCATATCAAACGCTACTATCTCTTGTGTTATATACCACTTGCCACGTAAACGCTGACCAAATACACAAGCAGGAGTAAGACCAAAATCAACTCCAATATATATAGGTATAGATTCTGCAACAGGGATTTCTTCCTTTGCAACATGAACTTCCCTATTAAACGTGCTATATACAGGTTTCCCATCTTTAATACTTCCTAGTCTATTCATTACATAAACATCAATCCAACTTTTACTTTTACCTTGAACAATGTTTGAATAATAATCTTTGCGTAAATGTTTACTATTCTCTGCGCTTTTATTTAAACTATATGATGCTACATTACCATCTTCATCTTTATTTTCTAGCATACCACTTGGTTGTGTATAGAATTTCCAGTTATCTGGTTTAACTAACATCTTGGAATCTTGAATAGATATATGGTCTGGTAATGGTGCATCACCACTCATAATAGACCACCAATGATCTTCTTCTGGTGCATTTGTATCTGCAATAACTCCATTCCAAGTTGAACCCCCATCTTTCATAGAGGGGAATCTTCCTACACGCATAGTACACGCATCAATAATACTCTTTGGTATCTCGCGCGCTTCATTAATCCATATGCCTGTAAGTTCAAGAGATAATAGTTTCTTTACATCTTCTGGCCTATCAAGTGCTAAAAAGATGACCTCTAAATTTAAGTCTGCCTTTTTAATATGATGTGTATAAGGTACTGACCATGAGAATCTTCCCCAGTCATTTTCTGGAAACCAGTCTAACCAAGTTTTAATTGTTGTTGTTTTTAATTGTGGGTTTGTATTTCTTATAACAGCCCATCTTGAATAACGTATACCATCAGGAGCTTTTTGTTGTTCGATTGCTCTACGAAATACCTCTACACTACAACAAACAGATTTGCCACTACCTACTGGGCCTCTTATTGCTCTAAAGAATGTATTATCTTTCATAAAATTTTTTAATACATTACCATCTGGTTTGTAATTAAAGTTCGTCAACTTTAAATTTCTTTCCTACTTCTTTTAACTTTTCTAATGTTAATGGCGCTATTGCAGCTATCATTTTATCTGCTTCCCAATTAGTGCAAAACTCTTTAGGGTGATATTTTAAATGCACGTTCTTAACAACTATGCGTAAGATTCTTCTATCTTCATCAGATAAATTATGTGAATAACTACTCATCTGTACGCTTTTGTTTTTCTTGCAATAGACTTTGGTTGTTTGGAAAACTGTTTGCCTTTGCGTAATGCTTTGCGTTTTGCTCTTGTTGTTCTTGCGTATTCACTTGCTGATAATGACTTAATCGCCTTTTCTGGTAAATATCGTTCACCAGTCGCTTTTGAACCCTGCGTTGATGGCTTACCACTTTTTGTTCTCCACTTCTGTCTTGTCCAAGATTTTAATGATTGTTGTGATTTAGCTAGTGCCATTTAACTTTCCATGCTTTCTTCGTAAACTATTCTTACCTTTTTTTAAAATATTTACAACAGCAGTTTTACGCATAACCTTTGCACGTTGTTCTGCTACAGTTAATATTTGCATCTTGCGTGCAAAAGACTTGCGAATATTAGAAACTTTTTTAACAGTAGCGCGCGCATCAGATGGTGTTGCAAACTTTATAGATACAGTATCTTTAGGGTTTTCATCTGTATATAATCTACGACCACTACCCTTTGGTTTTTTTCCTGTACCTACTTTTGGGTCTGACATTATCTTCCAACTTTTTTCATAGCATTTTTATGTGCTTGTCCAAATGTTTTTCCAGCTCGCATATCTTTACGCATCATGGTCATATGTTTTGCTGTATGATGTTTTGCATGACGTTTTAAAGTATCTGTCTGTCGCTTTGTTAAGGTTTTCGTTTTCATCTATACCTATTACCTTTTGCTTTATACTTAATATCGGCCTGCATACTCATCTGCTTCATTTTGTGCCATCTCTTTCAACAATTTTATCATAGCACGTTGCGCTACTCTTGGTGGCAAACCTTTTTTTATATACCTCATAAATATATCTTTAGCAAAAACTTTATCATTATAAGGGCCTATGCTAGAACCTTTTTCTATTGCAACTTTTATATTTTCAATTTCTTTTTCTTTTTCTTTTTTTTCTTTAAATAAACTTTTCTTTTTTCCGTTTTTAGGTATAGCCATTATCTGTACCCCCCTCCTTTTGCTTTATATTGTTTAGCTAACATTTGTGCCTTACGAGCTGACCATTGACCTGCCTTGCCACCTTTAGTTCCTGCCTTTATCCTTTGAAAGAGCGCTTTCCTCATAGATGGTTTGGTATAGTTACCTGCTTCGTTAACTCTACTCTTAGCCATTACTTTTTCTTTTTAGACTTCATAATTCTTTGTTGCAACTGTTTTGGCAATGTCTTTTGCTTTGCAGTTAAACCTTTTTTTGCAGGTCTACCTTTTTGTGACCCATATGTTCCTTTACCCATTGGCATTGTGCTTCTCCTTTATGCTACTTTCTTTTTGTTTTTGTTTCGCCTTGATATGGCTTTTGCTTTAGCGCGCGCATCTGCTTTTGATGACGCACCCCATGCTCGTAAGGAAAGAAGTAATCTTGTAGGCTTTCCT